ATTATGCCTCACAGATTCTATGGTAGATCTGTTTCTGAATTAATCGAAGATATACAATTAATTAAATCTACTGTTATGAGACAGATGTTAGATAATATGTATCTAACTAATAATAACAGAATAGCTATTCAAGATGGTCAAGTAGCTATGGATGACCTATTAACAAATAGACCAGGTGGTATCGTAAGAACTAAACAACCACCTTCTAATGTTATGCAGGTTATGACAGCTCAACCTATTACAGAACAAGCTTCAGGATTATTAGCTTATTTAGATTCTGTAAGAGAAGCTAGATCAGGTGTTACAAAAACTGCACAAGGCTTACAAGCAGATCAATTAAATACAGATACTGCAACTGGTATGAACCAAGTATTGACTCAATCTCAAATGAGAATGGAGTTGATTGCAAGAACATTTGCTGAAACTGGTGTTAAAGATTTAGGTGTTAAGATATTTGAATTACTTTGCAAGTATCAACAAAAAGAAAAATTAGTTAGAATTAGAGGTGAGTTTGTTCCTATGACTCCGTATGAATGGAGAGATAGAGTTAATCTTTCTGTTAAAGTAGGATTAGGTACAGGTTCAAAAGAACAACAACTTATACTTCTTAATAGTATTCTACAAAGACAACTACAAGCTATTCAACTACAACAAAACGTATATGGCCCAGTTGTTAATCTTAAAAATATTTATTCTACATTACAAAAACTTGTAGAGAATGCAGGTCTTGGAAGTGTAGAACCATTCTTTATGGATCCTGAAGTAGGGGCAGCACAAATGCCACAACTTCCACCAAAACCACCAACAGAGTTTGAGAAAGTATCATTAGCACAAGTTCAAGGTGAGAACCAAAGAGCCATATTAGATTCTGAAGTACAGATGAAGAAAATGGAATCTGCACTTAGACAGAAACTACTAGATTTTGAGCTTCAAGTTAAAGAAATGGAGCTAAAATATGGTACTAAGATAAATGAGCTTGAAATGCGTAATAGATCTATGATAGAACAACAACAAGTAAGACAATCAGGTGATTTATTTAAAGAGATAATGAAAGGTCAAAAACAGTTCTTTAATGACAAAGGATCTAAACAAACAGATTTCAGAGGGGAAGAAGGCACAAATACTTCTAGACGAACCCCTAATGAAAGAGGCGTTTGATTATTTAAAAACTCGTTATAGAGAAGAAATATTCAATACGTCTTACAGCGATCACAATCAAAGACAAGTTCTTTGGATGGCCTATAATATGGTCGAGAAAATCAAAGGACATCTTGAGTCTGTGATGAATGAAGGCAAACTAGCTGCCAAAGAGCTAGATCAACTACAAGACTTAACTAAGTAATTAGAAGTCTACTTCGCCAATCCAATCCAGGAAGCGATCAACCTAAAAGGAGAAATCTATGAAAGTAGATAAAACAATGCAAGGTGCTGCTGATAAAATATCAGGACTACTGAACCCTCAAGCAGGACAATCAGAACCTGAGAAAAAACAGACAGAACCACAAGAGCAAACACAGGAAAAACCAGTTGAAGAAACTAAACCTGATGTTGTTGAAGAAGTTAGCCAACCCGAGACTGAGGAAGCTAAACCTGAAACTGAAAGCTCTGAAATAACTGAGACAGAACAAACCGAATCACAAGAAATACAAGAACCTTCACTCCACCGAGTCAAAGTACAAGGTCAAGAGTTAGAGGTCAGCTTGGACGAATTGAAATCAGGTTATTCAAGAGACTCAGATTATAGACAAAAGACTCATGCTTTAGCTGAGGAAAGAAAAATCCTTGAAGAACAAAAGACAAGTCTTAGTCAAACGTATGACAGTAAGCTAAAAGAATTGAATGATTTAATTGGTGTTGCCAATACATATATCAGTCAATCATCTGATGTTGATCTTCCAAAATTATATGAAGAAGATCCTACTGCTGCTGCTAAGGTAGATTTTCAAATGCGTCAGCAAAGAGAATCTTTTAACAAGTTAAGGCAACAAGCTGAAACTGTTAAAGCACAACAGTATAACCAATATCTAGATGAACAAAAAAAGTTAGCTGCAACTAAAATTCCAGAATTTAGTGATCCTCAAAAATCAACAAAATTCAGAACTCAGATGAGAGCAACTCTCGCTGATTATGGATTTAATGATCAAGAGATTGGTTCACTAGCAGATCATAGATTCCTTATGGTTCTAAAAGATGCTATGGAATTTAAAAATATTAAGAGCAAACCAGTTACTGCTAAGAAAGTAACTACTGCTCCTAAAGTTGTTAAATCAGGAACTCCTAAAATGGAGGATTCTAGACGTGCTGCTGTTAAACAAAAAATTGGTAGATTGAGAAAATCAGGTAAGATGAATGATGCTCATTCTGCTATTCTTGAAATAATCGGAAAAAAATAAGGATAAAACATGGCACAACCAACAAACACATTTGATACGTACGATGCAGTAGGTATCAGAGAAGATTTGCAAGATGTGATTTATTCTATCGCTCCAACTGAAACTCCTTTCATGAGTGCAGCTGCGAGAGAGCAGGTAAAGAACACTTTGCATGAGTGGCAAACAGATACACTAGCGGCTGCTGCAACTAACAATGCAGTAATCGAAGGTGATGAAGCTACTCTAGATGCATCAACTGCTACTGTAAGAATCGGTAACCACACACAGATCATGGATAAGACTGTTGTAATTACTGGTACACAAGAAGCAGTAGACAAAGCTGGTAGAGCAAGTGAACTTGCATACCAAATAGCTAAGAAATCAAAAGAGTTAAAAAGAGACATCGAGTCTACTTTATTAACTAACCAAGCAAGAGTTGCTGGTAACGCATCAACTGCTAGAAAATTTGGTTCAATCGGAGCTTTCATTGCAACAAATGATAACTTAGCTGCCGATGGATCATCTCCAACAGCTGCTGATGGTTCTGACGCTAGAAATGACGGAACTCAAAGAGGCTTAACAGAAGCTATGTTGAAGGACGTTATCAAAGGTACATGGAACTCAGGTGGTAACCCATCTGTAATCATGGTAGGCCCTTTCAATAAGCAAAAGATCTCAGGATTCACAGGTGGATCTACAAGATTTGATGCTTCTGAAGATAAGACTTTATACACTTCAATCGATGTGTATTCTTCTGACTTCGGTGATCTTGAAGTAGTACCTAACAGATTCTCTAGAGAAAGAGACGCTTTAGTACTAGACATGGATTACTGGGCAGTTGGGTTCTTAAGAGACTTTACTATGCATGAACTTTCAAAAACTGGTGACTCAGAGAAAAGACAGCTTTTAGCTGAACTTACTTTGATCTCTAGAAATGAAGGTGCTTCAGGTGGAGTATTCGACCTAACAACATCATAATCTATAAATGTATAGGGGAGTAACCTCAAAATACTCCCCTTGCATAAATCCAAATATGAAGTATTAAGAGGTCAATAATACGGAACATAAAAAGGAGAAAACATGAGAACATTAAACGACTATTTTTTAACTGCTGAAATCGAAGATATTAGTACAGCATCTTCTACATTTGTTGCAGTACCTGATGGTGGTAGAGTAATTAAAATTATCTCTGCATTACAAGGTGCTATATCAGGTGGGAACGCTGCCCTATCTTTTGAAATCGGTGGAACAGCTATAACTGGTGGTGGCATTACTGTTGCACATTCAGGATCAGCTGCTGGAACTGTAGATTCATCTGAACCTACTGCTGCTAACAGAGTAGAAGAAGATGGTACAATCGAAATCATTACAGATGGTGGCTCTACTGGAGCTAAAAAATGTCTTATTACATTCGTGATAAGAAGATAATAAATTAGGGGGTGGCAACACCCCCAACTAAAGGAGAAATAAATGCACATAGCAATGAAACCAACATCAACTGAAAAATTAGCATCTTCAGGCACGTCATCTCAGACTGCTGCTTTTGCTGACGGAATAGAATACGTTAGAGTTATAGCAGATGCAGATTGTCATATTGAGTTTGGTGTTAATCCAACAGCAACAAATGCTAAGATTTTTTTAGAATCTAAAAGTTACGAATACTTCAAAGTCTCACCAGGTGAGAAACTAGCTGCTATAGGTTCTGCTAATGTTTACGTAACTCAATTAAGTGAGTAATGTCAATATTAAGAGCAAAAGAATCAGACGGAACTAAATATTTTGTAGAGTCTGATGGTAAAGTAACAGTAAAAAGATCACAAGATGTTAATCCTATTCTTCAAAAGAATAAAAGATTATACACACTCAATGATGGTTATACTAAAAGTAAAGACCTTAAACGTGTAGCTAGTATTCCAACTATGGTTTTAGAACTATGGGCTAGAGAATATAATGGCACTAATAACTGGTGGAGAATACCATTAATAGAGAGAAGAAAAATTTTAAAATTAAAACTTAACAGTAACGAGTATCGTTATTTTAGAACAGCATCAGGAAGAATGTAATGGCACTATCAACATACACAGAATTAAAATCATCAATAGCTAACTTCTTAAATAGATCAGATCTTACAACTGAAATACAAGATGATTTCATTAAGCTTGTAGAAGCAGATATGAATGCTAAGTTAAGAATTAGACAGATGGAACAAAATGATGATATTACTATTAATGCTGAAACAGTAACTGTACCAACAGGATTTATTGCTGTTAGATCATTTCATATATTATCAGGAGATACTAAATATCATTTAGAATACATAACTCCAGGTAATCTATTTGAAATAAAAGGAGGTTCGACTTCAGGTATGCCAAGAACGTATACTGTAGAGTCAGATAATGGAACTGAAAGTTTTAGATTCGCACCCTCGCCTGATACGAGCTATACAGGTAAGCTTCAATATTATAAGGCTTTTACTGCTTTGTCTGATAGTAATACCTCTAATTATATTTTGGCTAACCATCCTGCTATTTATTTATATGGCTCCTTATATCACGCTAGTAATTTTATCGGTGGCATCGACCCTAACCAAACGCAACAATGGTTAGGTATGTATTCAGCAGCTCTTGAGAGATGTGAGAATAACGATAGACAAGATTCATATGGATCTGCACCTGTTGTTCAAAGAACAGACGTAAGTACAGATCTATCATTCTATAGGAGAAAATA